AATTTTTCATTTGTGGTTGATAACACTAATAATACGTTGGTTGATATGATTGAGTTTAGTGCAAACATGAATTTAGTTTCAACTAATAATGTTGAAAACTTTGACGTTTATATTAAACCTGTTGGTTCTACTGATTATGATTACTATGGAAGTAATGTCCAAAATATTCAGATAACAACAAATGACTATCTAAAAATAATTTGTACTAGAACGGACGAAACACAAGAAGCAAGTGTTTTATATAATTGTAAGTTGTTTTAATCTTCCCCGTAAACGTCTTTTTTCTCTTTACACTTTTCAATAATTAAATTCTCCAAAAATTTGTAAATCTTAATACCTCTTTTATCACAGTACTTTTTCAGTATCTCATGTGATTCAGGGGATATTTTTATATTCTTGATTTCTTTCTTTGTTTTCATGGTAGAAAAAAGGCAGAATTAATTCATACCGTTTATAAATACTTATTCAAAAGTAAAGTTTTTTCATAAAAAGTTGAATATTTATCTATAAAATAAATCTGTAACAGAATAATTTAATAATGGCAACAGCACAAGCAAATCAAAAAGTATTCGTATCACCTGGTGTATACACATCTGAAACCGACTTATCGTTCGTAGCACAGAGTGTAGGTGTAACTACGTTAGGTCTCGTTGGAGAAACTATAAAAGGTCCAGCATTTGAACCAGTATTCATAACAAACTATGATGAGTTCCAAGCTTATTTTGGGGGAACAGAACCTGTAAAGTTCTACAACACACAAATCCCAAAATATGAAGCGGCTTACATCGCAAAATCATACCTACAACAATCTAACCAATTGTTTGTAACCAGAGTTTTAGGTTTATCAGGTTATGACGCAGGTCCATCTTGGAGTCTTAGTGTTATTGCCAATGTTGACCCAACAACCATAGGCGACCCATCAGTGGGTGTACCATTCACAGCAACCTTCACTGGTACGTCAACAGGAAATACAATAACTTTTGACGACATTACTGAATTACCAACAGAAGTTGCAACAAACTTGAATATCGAGTACACACAACAAAATGGTTCAACTTCGACATTACAATCAGATTTCAATAGTTATTTAGATTCAATTATGGAAACACCATCGTCATCTGCAACAACTGCAGTAATATATGGTGCAATTCCTGAAACAGATTATTATGGAGTAACTAGTGAATATAGTTCAGTACAAAACCCATACGGTTGTGTAAATAACTTCGTTCAAAATGATTTAAGTGCAGGTTCAAACGACACTTGGTATTATGCTAACTTTGATGTTTCTTCAGGTGATGCTTATACAGGTTATTCTTTCTACTACGCGGTTTCAGAATTGGTTAATGAAGGTTCTAATAATTTTTCAGGTACAATTACAGGTTATTCATATACATTTACAGGTACAGCATACACCGAGTTTAACAACATGGTAATTGCAACTCTTCGTTCAAGAGGTATCTCATTATATTCTAACAGTGCAACTAGTAATGACCATGGTCCTGTTTATGAAGTAGGTATTGACTATAATGATAGTAATGCTTGGGTTCCTGAAAATCTTCAATTAGTATGTACTGGTCAGTATTCAGGAATTACTAAATCACCATTTGCGTCATTCTTATTATCAGGTTTGACTAAAGATAATACAACATTCTCTCTTGAAACTTCACTATTAGCTTCTTCTGCGAAGTACATTACTAAAGTGTTAGGTGTTGATAATTTTGGTAAATCAAGATTTGAGGTTCCTATCTTTGTTGAGGAAGTTTATCAAGGAAGTTTGAATTATGCATTCAATCAAGGTTACATTCGTGGTCTTAACTGTGGTTTAATTGCTTTACCTGATGCTAGAAGTCAATCAAGTACATCAATTGCTTGGAATTTAGAAAAATACCAATCACCTGAAACACCTTTCTTAGTTTCAGAATTAAGAGGTAATAAAGTTTACAGATTGTTCAAATTTATTTCTATATCTGACGGTGATTCTGCTAATACTGAAATTAAAGTTTCTATTGCTAACTTATCGTTTAATAATATGACATTTGATGTCTTAGTAAGAAATTTCTTTGATACAGATGCTAACCCAGTTGTAATTGAAAAATTCACAAACTGTACAATGGACCCAGCTTCTAATAACTTTGTAGCTAAAAAAATTGGTTCATCTAATGGTGAGTTCGCTTTGATTTCAAAATACATCATGGTTGAGTTAGCGGATGAATATCCAATAGATGCATTACCTTGTGGTTTCTACGGATACACACAAAGAGAATACTTAGATTACGCAACATACCCTTCACCATATCCAAAATTCAAAACAAAATATGATTACCCTGGTGAAACAATTGCAAATCCTCCTTTTGGTAATTCTGTTGGTGGTTCAAATGCAGTTGAGTCTCCTGGTGATATTGTTAGAAGAACATACTTAGGTTTTTCAACTCAGTATGGTATTGATGAATCATTCTTAACTTATAAAGGTAAACAAAATCCACAATCAGGTTGGGAAATTGCAACGGATTCAGTAAGATGGAATGTATTAAGTAAAGGTTTCCATATGGACTCAGGTGCTACGGTTGTTACAATTAGTAATACATCAATGTCAAGTGGACAAACAGCATTTGAATGTGGTACCGCTGACTTCAGATTTGACCCTGAAACACAAGAAAACCCATATTACTTTATTTACGCAAGAAAATACACTGTATGTTTTGCTGGTGGATTTGACGGATGGGACATTTATAGAGAGTGGAGAACAAACCAAGATAGATTCCAATTAGGTTCTTCAGGTTATTTAGCGGGAGCTTATCCTTCTTCAAGATACCCTAACGCAACTGGTGATGGTTTATTCAAAAGAATTGTGGTTCAAAACAATACACAAGATTTTGCAAATACCGATTACTACGCTTACTTACTTGGTATCTTAACATTTGCTAATCCTGAAGCTACAAACATCAACGTATTTGCAACTGCAAGTATCGATTATGTTAATAACTCAAATCTTGTTGAAGAAGCAATTGACATGGTTCAATATTCAAGAGCTGACTCAGTTTATATCTGTACAACTCCTGACTATAACATGTATACACCAGATTCAACTAACTCTTTAGATATTATCTACTCACAAGAGGCGGTTGATAATTTGGACAACACAGGAATTGATTCCAACTATACTGCAACTTATTATCCTTGGATTTTAACAAGAGATACAGTTAATAATACACAAATTTACTTACCACCAACTGGTGAGGTTTGTAGAAACTTAGCGTTGACCGATAACATTTCATTCCCATGGTTCGCATCAGCGGGTTACACAAGAGGTCTTGTAAACTCAATCAAAGCTAGACAAAAACTTACACAGACTGATAGAGATACTTTGTATCAAGGTAGAATTAACCCTATCGCAACTTTCTCTGATGTTGGAACTGTAATTTGGGGTAACAAGACGTTACAAGTTGCTGATTCAGCATTAAACAGATTGAATGTAAGAAGATTGTTATTACAAGCTCGTAAATTAATTTCAGCTGTGGCGGTAAGATTATTGTTCGAACAAAACGACCAAATCGTAAGACAACAATTCTTGGATAGTGTTAACCCTATCTTAGATTCAATCAGAAGAGATAGAGGTTTGTACGATTTCCGTGTAACAGTTTCTTCAACACCTGAAGATTTAGATGCTAACAGACTTGTTGGTAAAATCTACTTAAAACCTACGAAAGCATTGGAGTTCATCGATATTGAATTCTTTATCACTCCAACAGGTGCTTCGTTTGAAAATATCTAATAAATTTTATGGGGGTACATAAAGTACCCCCTATTAGCCGAACATGAGACAACAATTAAAAGAAGGGTTCAAAGGAGAGGGTACTCCGGATATGAAATATTATGCATTCGATTGGGATGATAATATTGTTCATATGCCAACAAAAATTATATTAAAAACTGAAGACGGTGATGAAATTGGTATGAGTACAGATGATTTTGCCGATTACAGAAGTAAGATTGGAAAAAAACCTTTTGAATATAAAGGTGAGACTATTGTTGGATTTGCGGAAAATCCGTTTAGAAATTTTAGAACAGAAGGTGATAAAGATTTTTTAATCGATGCAATGAGAGCAAAATTGGGACCGGCCTTCAACGATTTCAAGGAAGCTATTAACAACGGTTCAATTTTTTCTATAATTACCGCTAGAGGACATAACCCAAACACATTAAAACAAGCGGTTTATAACTATATTATTGATGGATTTCATGGTATAGATAAGAACCAACTTATTAAAAACCTCAAAAAATACAGGACGTTTGTCGATGAAGACGATATGACTGACGACGAATTAATTAAGTCATATTTGGAACTTTGTAAGTTTCACCCCGTGTCTTTTGGTGATGAACAAGGAGCGACCAATCCTGAGGAGGCAAAAGTTCGTGCGATGGAAGAATTTGTGTCTTACATAAAAGCCATGGCTGGAGTTTTACATAAAAAAGCCTATATTAAAAATAAAATATCAAATGAATTTGTACCAGAGCAACCAGTTATTGGATTTTCAGATGATGATATTAAGAATGTAGAAGTAATGAGTAAGCACTTCAAAAATAAACCAGATAATATAGTTAAGACTTATTCTACTGCTGGAGGCACTAAGAAAGAATATAAATAAAGAATAATCTCACCGAAAACAAAGTAAAGAGAAAAATTTTTTAACAAGACTATATTTATAGATATAAACAACAAAACAAAAAAAATTAAAATAACATGGCTGATTTATTAATGAAAATGCCGATACCTTACGAACCAAAACGTGTCAACCGTTTTATCTTAAGGTTTCCGTCAAGTTTGGGTATCAATGAATGGTTTGTAGAATCTGCATCCAGACCACACATAACAATTGCAGCAACTGAAATACAGTTCTTAAACACATCAACGTTTGTTGCAGGTAGATTTAACTGGCAAACAATTAACGTAACATTCCGTGACCCAATCGGACCATCTGCGGCTCAAGCTCTCATGGAGTGGGTTCGTTTACATGCTGAATCAGTGACAGGTCGTATGGGTTATGCTGCGGGTTACAAAAAAGACATCGACCTCGAAATGTTGGACCCAACAGGAGTTGTTGTAGAAAAATGGATTCTTTACGGAACATTCCTACAAGATGTTAACTTTAACACATTGGATTACAAAACCGATGGTTTAGCTTCTATCACGGCTCAGTTGAGAATGGATAGATGTGTGTTAGTGTACTAATATTATTTACAAATTTTATTCTTTATTTATATTTAACCGTAGAGCATAAACTTTACGGTTAATTTTTTTATATGGATAATCAATCAATGGACTACGGTCAACAAAATTTTACATTACCACACGATGTGGTACCTTTACCTTCTCAAGGTATATTTTACAAAAATAAAAAGAAAGCAATTAAAGTTGGGTATCTTACAGCATCTGATGAAAACATTCTGATGGGTGGGGGTACTGATTTAACAACCAACTTATTAAGGTCAAAGATTTATGAACCTGATGTTAAAATCGAAGATTTAATTGAGGGGGACGTTGAAGCTATTTTGATTTTCTTAAGAAACACAGCGTTTGGTCCCGAAATGACAATGTCGGTAACAGACCCTGTTACAAAAAAGTTGTTTCAAACTAACGTAATGTTAGACCAACTATCTATCATTAATGGTCAACAACCAAACGAAGATGGAAGTTTCATTATAGTTTTACCAAAATCACAATCGACAATTAAAATTAAACCTTTGTCTTATGGAGAAATTTTAGAAATTGGAAAAATGGCTGAAACATATCCTCAAGGTAGAATTGTTCCAAAGGTTACTTGGAGATTACAAAAAGAAATTATTGAAGTTGATGGCTCCACTGATAGAGCAATGATTGCTAAATTTGTTGAATCAATGCCAATCGCTGATTCAAAATACATAAGAAAGTTTATGGATGAAAACGAACCAAGATTGGATATGAGAAAAACTATAATGGCCCCGTCAGGAGAAAAACTAACAGTAAATGTTGGTTTTGGGGCGGACTTTTTTCGTCCTTTCTTCTGATTATAGGAAAAGTCAGATTGATGAGTTTTATTATCTGAACACCTTAATGAAAATAACATATCAAGATTTTGAACGAATGCCTGTGTTTGTTCGAAAATACTTACTCAATAAATGGATGGAAGATAACTCGGGGGACTAAAAAATTAGTCCTCCTTCTATTTATATGTATAAATAACTAAAACTATGGCAGACGGTAAAGACGGTTCTTTAGAGGATATCAAAAAAGCCTTTGAGGCATATGGAAAACCTATGGAAAGAATTGCTGAAGCAATTGGTGGTATGATGGGTGAGGCGACCAAACTCAATCAAGCCTTTGTTGATGGTAGACTTCGTTTAGATGAATTAAACGACGCTGCTGCAAACGCCGCTTCAGGGGTTATTAGGTTGGGTGGAAGTATGAATCAAGTAGGTGATACTATGATTGAAATTGCCAAAGGTGCTCATAGGAACGTTATTGCAACTGAGGAACAAGTAACAAAATTATTTGCCGCAAATCAAATTTTAGAAAAATCTGTAAGTAGTTTAGTTTCAGGGTTTGACGAAGTTGGTATTGGTATATCTCAAATTGGTGAAAATTTAGAAAAGTCAATTGATTACATCAAAAGTGTAGGGTTGAATGCTCGAGAAGTGATGGGTAGTGTTACTGAAAACATGGCCCAAATGAATCGTTTTCAATTTGATAATGGTGTACAAGGATTAGCTAAAATGGCTGCACAAGCTTCAATGTTGAAGTTTGATATGTCAAAAACATTCGATTTTGCTGATAGAGTACTTGACCCTGAAGGGGCTATCAACATGGCATCAGCATTTCAAAGATTGGGTGTTTCTGTAGGTAACTTAGCAGACCCATTCCAACTAATGAATCAATCTATTAACGACCCGACAGGACTTCAAAACAGTTTGGCTCGAGTTGGTGAAAAATTCACATATTTTGACGAAAAAACAAAAACTTTCAAAATAAATCCTGAGGGTGTTTTAACACTAAGAGAGTTAGCAAAAGAAACTGGTGTTTCAGCTGAACAACTTACAAAATCAGCATTAGCTGCGGCGGATTTAGATAAAAGAGTGTCTCAAATCAATCCAAGTCTTCATTTTGACAGTGAGGAAGATAAACAGTTCTTAGCCAACATGGCTACAATGAACAAAGAGGGTGAGTATACAATTCAATTAAAAGACGACGAAACAGGTAAAATTGAAACAAAAAAACTAGGTGACATTACTCAAGAAGAAATGGAAAAACTTAGAGAACAACAAGCCAATGCACCAAAAACATTAGAGGATATTCAAACAAAACAATTAAGTGTATTAGAAGATATAAGAAGGGCGGTAGAAGCTCCACTCAATAAATTTGCTTTTGGAGTTGCCCAAACACCACAAATAAGGGGAAACATTGCAGGTGCTTCAAGAATTACTGGTAATATTGCTGGCGCTATTGATAAGGCGGTACCTGAAAGTAGAATTATTGGTGAGAAGGTTAAAGACACCTTCAAAAAAATAGAAGACATATTAGTTCTTAAAGACAGTGGTCAATTAAGTGAAAAAGATTTTGCACAAAAAATTAAAGATTTCGAAAACACTTTAGAAAAAAGTGCAAAGGACTTGGGTAAAGGTGGTGTAGATGCTCTTAAGGGTATTCTAAAAGAAGTTGATGCTAAAACAACAGGAAGTAGTGGAATTGAAAGAGAATTAAAGAAATTTACTGCAAGTATTTTTGATAAAAAAGAATCTGAAATAGGTCAGAACGCAACTTCAGAATCTATAAAAAATACAGAAAATTATAAGCCAGTTGCACTTAGTTCAGCTCTGACACAAGACAAATACGCTGCTAAGAACATGTTCGGTTCAGGAACCTCAACCGTTAAATTCGGTGGAAAAACAACAATAGTTCATGAGTTCAAATACCCAGCGGAAACAAATAATGTAAGTAAAGAAGTTTTTGAGAAGTTTGTAAATGCTAATAAAGAATACTTCGCATCTGAAGAATTCAAAAAAATAGTATACGAAGCAAATCGAAAAACATCAAAAGAATTAGAAACAACAAACGGATAATGTTTTATAAAAAAACACCATTAACCTATTTATTAATAAAAGAATAAATGGGTAGTCCATTAGATTATATCAGTACCGAAGGGTTTAGAAAAAAACTTATGACAAGGAATTTAGTTCCTTATGCTAAGTCACCTTCACCTGCGACTCCTCCAATAACATATGAGGTTGTTCAACAAGATATTTCTGTTATTGACAGTCCTGATTTTTTAATTGATTCAACATTTTTTGCCGACAAACAATATACACTTAATAGATGGGGTAGTGACGGTGGTTACAAACAAGCGCCAGATATAAGTGGTAATTTGAATACAACCGCAAACAAAGGAGAATATGGTCCTGGTCAACAAGATGCTCATCTTATTGATGAAGCGCAAATTGCGGCTAAAAAAGGTTTTGGTACAATATCACCAGCATGGCAACCACTAAACGCCTACGGTAATGGTGGTCTACAACAATTAGATGGGGGACAACTTATTGAGTCTTTTGATACTATATCAACACCAAACCCAACGGTTGGAGGTCTCAAAAATCTATATAACAACCAACCATATCCAACAACATTTAATCCATCTTCTTATTCACCAATATCAATTTTATTGAGTAAAGACCCACAAGGTAGTGATGGTTTATTGAGTTCGGATTCTTTTATCGCCAGATTGGGTGCTTACAATCTTAAAGCTGATTTCCAAGATAGAATTGGTAGAGAGATTATTAGAAACACTATAGGTAGGGCTAATGTATTAAATGTTAATAGTTCAACCAATCTTGTTAATATTCTGACAGGTAGAGTTCCATTGATTGAACCTAACTATACAATTACAGTACCACAAAACGCGGTGTTAGCAGCAACTGACTTTGCACTTAGACTTGCCGGTAGTGTAATTCCTGTATCAACAATCCCAGGTTCGTATTTTGACCCAAATGTTAACAACCCACAACCAACAACAATTCAACAAGCCTTATTGGGAAATCCATTGGCGGCTGCTGGAAGTTTTGTTAGTCAATTATTAGGTGCGGGTAAAACAGGGTCGGAGATATTCTATAATAATACAGGACAAGGTCAAAAGTCTATTTTATTTAAGAACATTAATTTCAACAAATACAAACCAAGTTATGACAGAACATTCCTTGATAGACTTGGAGGTGCAATTGTTGGAACCGATACTAACAATGCCAACTATTATGTTGGTTCAACAACTTCAGACCCGTCAAGAGTGTTTTCACCAAGTAGAGCATTACCTGTTGACGCCTTTGGACGTGAACAACAATCACCAGTATTTGGTCCACAAGAGTTAGCTCAATTATATGAAGGACCAAGTAAAGATGTAAGGTTAGGTGCTAATGGCCCAACCTATAGTAATGGTGGTGGAATTGAAGGTGGATTTACGTGGGTATCACCTAAGTACAAGGGCAATGCTGGGAAATATGTTGGAATAGGTGGTGAAATTATAAGACAGAATGAAGATTTCAAACCTTCATCATATAACTCAACAGAATCGACTGAGAGAACGTTCAGAGAAGGTTCAATTCTTGATGACACTCAAAGAATTATTGACAGCCAACCACAAGGTGGTAAAAGACTTCAACATGTTGGTAATGCAATTGACCAAGTTAGTAAAGTATTCCATGATGGATATAAAGAATTAACTAAGGGTTCAAAAGTGTTAAACTATGTTGGTTCAATCGGACAAGAAGTTGGAACTGAATATTGTAGGGTTTTTGCTAAAGATATACCTTACTTACAATATAATGACTTACAGAAAACAGATGGTATAACAACCGAAGGTAGAAGATTTTCTTATTCTGTTTTAGACAAAACTTATAATCTAAACATCGCACCTAACAAACAAGAAGGGGGTCAAGATTCAACAAACATTATTGGTAGTTACAACACGGCTTATGCTAAAAAATATATGTTCTCAATTGAGAACTTGGCGTGGGCAACATCAAATACACCTGGATATACCGTTTCAGATTTAGCGGTATGTGAAAGAGGTCCCAACGGTGGTAGAGTAATGTGGTTCCCACCATATGGATTAACTTTTAGTGAGAATTCAACACCAAGCTGGAATGGTAATGAATTTATTGGAAGACCAGAACCAATCTATACGTACAAAAGTACAAGCCGAACAGGAAGTTTAAGTTGGAAAATAGTTGTTGACCATCCGTCAGTGTTGAATGTTATTGTGAATAAAGTTTTAGGTAACGAAACAAATAAAGTAAGAGTTGATAGTATTTTAGAGTCATTCTTTGCGGGATGTAGAAAATATGATTTATACGAACTAGCTAAAAAATATTACACAATATCACCAAATGATTTATATGATATTCAACAAGCTTTAAGTTCAAAAGAAGTTACTTCTGAACAAGTACAATTTATTGTTAACACTGTGTTAACACAAGACCAAACATCTGCAAGTAATGGTAGTGTTGGAGGTGATAATGCAACTGACCCTAATAAGGCATTCAAACAATACGAACAATTAGGATTTTATTTTGATAACGACATACCTAAACAGTTCAAAACAAATTTCAACACAGTTTACGAGCCTTATATTAGTCAAGAGGATAACTATCAACAAAAATCTCCAAGTACTGCCCAACAAACAAAAACATTTTTTAATAGTGTTGTCAAATCAAATAAAACCAAGTTAGATAGTTTGATTGATGAAATTGATAAACAATTAACTAATAACCCTGATGGTACAATTACTATAACAATTAATGGTACAACATCCGCACCGGCAACTAGAACATATAATCTTGGATTAGCGTCAAGAAGAATCGATTCTGCTGCAATATTTTTTACTGCAAATACTAAAATAAAAAAATATGTTGAGCTTAAGAAATTAATAATTGTTCCTGGCAAGGCGTTAGGTGAAAGCGCTGAACCACAAGCGTATGATGAAAAGACAAAATTGTTTTTTCCTAAAGGTAAAGTTAATTGTACTGACCAAGACGATAAAATTACTCCATCACAAGAAATATATACAACCAATGCAATGGCATGTAGAAGGGCATATATTAGTAGTATCAAACCAAATTTCCCTCCACCGGCACAACCACCTGTTAAAAAAACAACAACAGTAACACAAGGTGTAATAACTAAAACAGAAACAGTCCCTGTTATTGAAGAAAAAACCGTTGTAAAAGATAATATTAGTAAAAAAGTATTGAGAGCTTTATTATCGGAATGTGATTATTTTGAAACGATTAAAGAAGAAACACCTATGGTTTATGATAATCTTAGAGACAAATTGAAGTTTTTTCAACCAGCGTTTCACTCTATGACACCTGAAGGTCTTAATACAAGATTGACATTTCTACAACAATGTATGAGACCTGGTGATACAATACCTGTAATTAGAACTGATGGTAATGGAAAAAATGTTTTACAATATAATAACGCCACAAATACTGCGTTTGGTGCACCTCCAGTCTTAGTATTAAGGGTAGGTGACTTTTATAATACCAAAATAGTACCTACAGGTTTACAAATTCAATATGAAAATTTAGACTTAAACCCTGAAGGTATTGGAGTTCAACCTATGATTGCCAACGTAACATTAAACTTTAACTTTGTTGGTGGTAGTGGATTGAAAGAATCTGTTGATAAATTACAAAATGCACTGACATTTAACTATTACGCTAATACTGAAATTTACGATGATAGGGCTGATGTTACAGATTTAAGTTATAAAGTAATCGACGCTGATTTCTTAAAGGCGGCTGCGAGTAATGTTGAACCACCTACTGTTAATCAAGCTGAACCCAACAACGGTCAAAATAATAATAGTACAATTGGTAAAATGGGTGCTAGTGATGTTACTCAAACAGGACAAACTGGTAGTATAACATATGGTGCGTTTTTTGATAAATTTGTTAGTGAAACTCAAAATTATTTCACAAATGTTGTAAATAAACAAACTGAAATAACTGCTCAATATAACAATGCGGTTCGTCAACAATGGATGTTTACAAGAAATTATACTCAAGGATACCTTAAACCAACTAAAGACAGTCCAACAGTTTTATTTGGTAAACCAAATAATTTTGAAAAACGAACTGGTGATATTTTTGCAACTTTAATTAAAAACATCAAACAAGAAGACGAAGGGTTTATTCAATTTATTTCTGATAAAAGTAAAAACTTTACACAAAGATTAATAAATCAAGTTCAAGATAACTACATGAATTTTGTTAAAAATAAACAAAACACATTTGAAAATGCGGTCACTAACATAACAAACAGTATTGTAACCGCAGAACAAAACTATATTGGTTACTTGTCAAGAGTTAACACTATTACATATCAAATCCCAACTAAAACAAATACAGGAACTGACGGATTCCAATTAAAAAATGGTGTGGTTACTTCATATATTATTTCAGGAACTACCAACGGTACAACAAACACCTATACTGAATTAGTTGATGATGTTAAAAAAGTTAAAGCAAAAATTGACACTTTCAACGATATAGTATGGTCTGCAAACAGTTTCACATATAAAGGTGCGGTTTATCAAGGTGTTTTAGTCTTCCAAACTGCAGATGGAACATATGTTAATAAATTCCCTGTTGACAATGTGTTTATACCGTTTTCAAAAAACCAAAATTATATCTCAAAAAGTCCAACAGCGACATTTGACAATTTTATTTTTAGAAGAGTTTATATGATAGTTTCTGATGAAGTTCTTGATGATAAAAAATATCAAACCTTCAAAAATGCAATGATAGGTAATATACTTACAAATACTGACATGTTGGGTAGAGCAAGTAATGAAAACATTAGTAAAGTTTTTGATAGTTATTGGTTATCAATTGCAAAACCATTATTCCTTGAAGAAAATGAAATAACAAAGGCGTTTATTGAATCACTTAAAAAAGAAAAATTGGCATCATACTTAAAATACACTGAAACAAGTAAAAAACGTGAATTCACATATACTACTGAAGGTGCAAACACGGACGGTCAAAAAGCATTGATTAAAAGTTTAGGAGCAACTGAAAATCAAAATACCGATAAACAAACATGGAATACAGAAAACAAAAGTATTGGTGATGTATTCATTTCAAAAGTAAAACTTAACTAATGGCGTATCAATATTGGAATAGATATGGTCAATTTTTAATCAACGGTGAACAAACTGTTGTGCCATTTGTTTCTTTGCCACAAAAAACAACAGATAAAACATACATATATAAGGTTGCGAGAAGTAGACTGGATGTTGTTTCACAAGAGTTTTATAATTCTCCGTATTTTGGTTGGTTAATTTTACAGGCAAATCCCCAATATGGTGGATTGGAAAACTATATACCTGATGGTGCTATATTGATTATTCCGTATCCATTACTACCTTCATTACAAGACTATAAAGGTGCTTTAGAGAATTATTTTTATTATTATGGCAGGTAATATACCAGGAGATAACAGCGGAAACATTTTAGTTGAGTTTGACTACAACAATATCATTATTGTGGACCCAAACAAAACTATTGATGCGTTCGGAAAAATTAGTGAAAGATTAGTAGACCATGAAAAATTGGTTATGTTTGTTAATCTTGAGGCCGAAATATTGCCAAGAACAAAACTATCAGTTGGTGCTACCCCTGCAGACAAAATTCAGGCTCAAACAATATCAGTTGCAAAGATGAACTTTTTGAGACCAACTGAAGGTACCGCACTTACTGATGGATATTACGACGAACTTACGGGTAAGAACTCAACAAACATGTTGGGAGTTAACCAAATACGTGCTCAATATGTTCAGCCACCAGACGGGTCTAAAGCTTATTATAATACAACCGTTAATAATCCTGGTCAAACAGCAACTGATAACGGTTTACTAGGTATTACTAGTGTCAATGTTAGAACCAATACAAGCTTTGTCCCAAGTGTAACAATGAGACTCGAAGATGTCCAAGGGAGAGCGTTATTTCAATTAGGTGACAATTCACCTTACTCAGCATTTTTTAATTTACCGTACTGTCCTTTCTATTTAACTCTTAAGGGTTTTTATGGACAAGCCGTAAGATACCAACTTAATTTGAAAAAATTCAATGCAAGATTTAATAGTTTTAGTGGTAACTACACTATTGATTTAGAATTTGTTGGATACAAGTTTAATATATTGAATGAAATATCTATGGGTCACTTGTTAGCGGCACCCCACATGTATAGTACAAGATTCAATATTTCTTCTGCCGTTGCAACACCACAACCATCAAACAAACAGATAACCGCACAAGCGAGTCAATTAGGTGCCGTTGCAAAACAATCTAGTATTAGTAATGAAGTAGTAACAACTGAATTAGTGAGTGAAAAAGGTTACCAAAAAATACTTGAGCTTTATAGTGAGTACAAAGCTAAAGGTTTATTAGCACCTGATTTTCCTGAGTTGACGTTCGCTCAATTAATGAACAAGATAGAAACTTTTGAAAAAGATATTGTTAATTCTTATAGTAAAGTTGATGTTGAACCTTTAACAAATATCAGAGCATATAAAGAATTGTTGAACAACTATTTCAATACAATTAGGGGTGGCCAAGATTCTTGGTTTGTTAAATACATAAACCCAAGACCAATCATATTGAAAAATACGGGTGAAAAAGTTTATGCGTTTAATGAAGTCACATTAAAAAACATAAAAAACCAAGAATATGCTAGAACACTGTTAAGTGGATATACAATTGAATATAACAAACAATTAGCGGCAAATGCAACATTAGGTGTTAGTGGAACCAACCCTGTCAAAAATAATATTAGTTATGATACATTAATTAAATCAGTTGCTTTAACAGATATTGATTTTGATAAAACTGCAAAAGAACAAGTTTTAGGGTTAGTACCTACAGACGCGGACATTAGTGCGGTGCAATCGTATTTAGAATTTACATTGAAAGCCAGGGTTGAAAAAGACCCATACGATGTTACAAGTAGATTTGGGCAAATACTAATACCATCTTTATTTGTTTTTGACACTGCGGGAACATCACAACCCCCAAGATTTACGGAGATGGTTCGTAAAATGGAAACTGAAGCAAATAGAATTTTGTCAATCTATGAAGCAAAAATAACCGCTGACTTTGCAAAAAAATTAGAAAGTTCTGCAACGGGATTGGGATTCAAACCAACGGTTAGAAATATTTGTGCGGTTATTATGGCATCAACCGAAGCGTTTATTCGTTTACTTGATGATGTACATACAAGTGCTTGGAACCAAAAGTATAATCCAATAAGAAGAGGTGCGATTTTAGATAACCCATCTTCGGCTCAAAACCCTGAAACGATTGATTATTTTATTACCTCACCACAATCTATTGCAAACAACTCAAACACGGCAAATGCACAAATACCTGTATATCCTTGGCCTCAATATTTTGTTGAAACACCCGAAGATAAAAAAGGAAGATTCCAATTAAAATATATTGCAGACCCTGCTGAGGTTGATAAAACATCAGGATGGGATTTTACTACATGGCCTGAGGTTCAGTTTGTTGAGGAATATATGAAAGGATTGATGCAAAAGTTTAATGCTCCAACATCACAACCTTCTAATGATAATCAAAGTACAACAAACATTATTAATATAAATGCAATTGAATATCCTTCACAAGGTATTGCATATGTTAACAAAGAAGAAATTAAATTTTTCTATGAGATTTGGGAAAGACAATTTTTAACGGCAAATTATTCAGGATTTATAAGAGCAACGGACAGTCAGTTAGGTCAATTAAATGATTTAATAGTTAGTGCTGAAACGGAGAACATTGTTACAGGTCTTGGTGTTAGTTCACCATTTTTAACATTCAAGTTAAAAAATTATAAACTGACTGCTCAGAACTACCAACAAATTTTATCTGACATATCTAACCAAGGTACCGGTAATGCGTACCAACAATTTATTAGAGATTTTTATATTACACCGTATCTTAGAACTGAAACAGAAAATTCATTCAGTATTCTTAATTTAGATAACACGGGAAGAGCACCATTAGTTAATGCAAAGAATGAAGCATTACTTCAATTAGTTAAAAATTCAAAGAACACTCCTTTAATTGTTGACACCTATCCATTTTCAAATCCATCGTGGGTTTCGGCAAACATGGCGTCAAGCAACAAAAGCGTGGGAGTTGAAGTTTACAATACAAACAATGTTTTAACGATATATCCTGAAAGAAATGTTATTTCTAACTTTGAAAATTTGTACAACTATACAACAAACAGACCTGTAACAAATTTTAGTTATTTAACTTTGGACAATCCAAATAATTTTTTAACACAAAATAATGTAATATTAACAGGACCTATCGTGGTAAGATTGGATACGTTTTATGATTCAAGAAAAAATCCCGAAACGTTTATTCCTACTGAGGGGTATGTGACTCATTTTAGACCATCAAGAAATACTTCTGTTGAAACAACGACTTCTATGTTGAACACACCTTATCTTGTTAATGCAATACAAAACGGTGTTGATAGATGGAGAAGAAGAGACCCATATCCTTATGTACAGGCAGCTTATTTATTTATAAACTCATTACCTTTAGCTTCATTGAGAGAACGATATAAAACTCAAGGAGCGTCAAACGATTTGGATTACATTGCTTCTTGTTTTAAGAAGTTTGGTGCAATTCATAAAATGCCATACGCTTGGGTATTAAAAATGGGGTCAATTTGGTATCGATATAAAACTTATGTTAATACTGGTGTTGATATATTAGATACCGCTTGGAAAAATTTTGATGCCACAACAAACTTTGACCCAATAACAAGTTCGGATACAAAAACTTATACTTTCAATTTTGAAGGTGTGAATAACATAACATTACAAGAAAAAAGTACTAACTTAGTAAGATTACAAACAGGATTCTACCCAAAAGTAATTAATGATTTTAATGCTTTTTATAATGGTTATGACTTATACATAAATTATACAAACGAAGAAATTCAAGCAAGTGTTGATGGTGGGGTTAAAGTTTATAATTTTACTAATTCAAATATATCATCAACAGGAATTACAAATGCTGTAGTTAGTTTACCTGTAACTTTTTCAAATTTACAGACATGGTCAGTCATTTTACCAAATGGTATTGGTGACTTAAATACAAATCCAAATGCTTGTCAACCAAACTATAATACTACAAGTACAAATTATTATGTTGTACCATCCTTTGGTAGTGAATTAAACCAAGTTAAAACAGAATGTTTCTTAAACGAAAATACATTATTTCCTATTTGTAATTTTGAAAACAATCCTGCAATATATAATGGTTCTGTAAGATTATTGTGGGACGCGCCAAATTATGGTTATTTTGACAATCGAACAATAGTCAAACCAAAACCAAATTCATATGTTAATAAAATATTAAGTGCGGATACAAAACAATCGGCATTTAGATTATTAGAAACGGATGGATATTCAAACATTGAAGAAATCTTTTCAGTATTTGACAAGTCTATTTTAGATAAATTTGAACAAGAGTTTTTGAATTTTTCTAAACCAATTGCCAATATTGATTTAGGACCACAAGTTATTGTACCTGTAGGGGAAAACCCAACAGATGGAAATGCAATGTTCAAAAACTTTCAGTATTTGTTTAGAAACTTGATGACAATACCTGGAAAAACAGAATCAAAAACAAACGAAGAATATTTCAAATCGATTGGTGACTCACAATTAACAACATTTTATAGCGTAATTAAAAATTTCATGCAATATGATGTAATGTTAAAATATGGTAATCCATCAAACTATAATAGAAGAATATGGGCATCATTTATAGGTTCCACGGGTGGTAACACAATTGTTGACCCAATAAGTTTTTCGCCATACGTCAAAGGTAGTTTACCGTCAATTAACGGTGGTACAAGTTTAACACAATCAATTGCGGCATATCCTCAAGAATGGAGAACATTAGAAACCGAAGTTGGATTTTCAACAATTAGAAATTTAGTATATACGAGTAATGGTTCATATATAACTGATTTTTTTGTTGATAACAATATTGGATTTACCGTTGATAACATTGTTTTATGTGCACCTCTAATTAAGATGTATGCAACACAAAAACTTAATTCACCGACAATAACAAGTTCAACGTTCAAATCAAATCTACAAACTTACTTAAATACAAACACTGCGTTTCAAGATGTAATACTAAATAATATTTTAACTAATTTACAATTAAAATTACCAAACCAACAACAATTACCTGAAAGAGCAATTTCAAGTATTTTAGACGGACAACAAAGTAAAGTCGAGAATTATGAAGTATTCAAAGCAATAAATGACAAATGGATTGCGGGAGGTGATTTCAAAAATAAGACATTATTTGAAGACATAATGTTCTTAGATAGGGCATCAAGAAATATTGGTGATACAATTGTGGTTGATATTTTTGACTTAAAAAACATGTTGAATAGAAATTCACTAAACATGGAAATGAGTTCATACGCTTTCATGAGTGGAATTTTAATCAAGAATCATTTTAATGTTATGCCTTTACCATCTTATGTTAATTTTTATAACGTACAAGATGTTGATGGTACTACAACACCACAAGCGGACGGACACTTAGAATTTGCAGATAACATGTGGGGTACGTTCTTAAATGTGGATTATAGAAATTCAGGTCCAAAAATAATTTGTTTTTATGCAGGACAACCCTCATCAAACTTGGATTTACCAAAAGGAAATTCAAGAGTTAGGAACGATGGTTTTGAATTAATTAGGGCGTCTGAAAATCCGTTAATTGAGGATTACACAAACAAAAAAGATTGGGCGGTTTCAAACAAAGTTGTTGGTTTTAATGTTGATATTGGTGTTAGAAATCAAAACATATTTTATTCTTTTGATGTTGGTATGGAGAGTGGTAGGGCGACTTCAGAAACAATTAAAGCTCAGTTAGATGTTGTTAATCAAGCGACAGGTAAAAACAGTGCAACACAAAATGTTGGACTATATAACCTATACAAAAAAAGAAGTTATACTTGTACAGTAAACTGTTTAGGTAATGCGTTGTTACAACCAACGATGTATTTCAATTTGAGACACGTACCAATGTTTTATGGTCCTTATCTAATTACTGATGTTCAACATACAATTAACGCAGGTAATTTCCAAACACAGTTTACGGGTGTAAGACAGGCAATTTACGATTTACCACCAATTGAAAGTTATTTACAAAATTTGAATGAGAGTGTTTTAACTCAAATTGAAAGTATTGTTAAAAACAAAAGTGATAAAGTTAGCGATAAACCAATTACCGATATTAATAAGACTGCGTTATTACAACAAATTGGTGACAATACTGCCGCGGCTCAGAATACATGTATTAATAATTTAGTAGAACCTTATAACACGTGGGAGGTTAGCGGTACAACAACAACATCATTAACACCAAAAGATTTAGTACTTGCAATCGAGTCTAAAACTAATGACCCTAATTTACAATTATTAATTTACACTTTATGTTATATAACAACATATAGTGGTGGTAAGTTCAATGGACATAATTTGAATTTTGCAAACATCACATTGACTACGGATTATGGTAGTGGTGGTGATAAGTATTTCAAACCAAAAATTTCGGCTTGTGTTAATATATCAAATGAAAAAAATTCACCAACATCACAACCAATTGCGGTATTTGATTCACTTACAAACTTTATTGAGTTTATGGTTGATAAACTAAAATTAAAGGTAAAACAAATTTTCTTTGGTGACGGTAACACACCACCATTGGGTATTGAAAAATTCTATGCATGTTATTGGCCAAAAACAAATATTTCACCTGATGCTTTTGACAAAGCATTCCATAATGGGGACTATAAACAATTAACGGCCACAGTTACAAACGCATACAAATCCGCAGGAGATGCACAATTAAACATTAATGCAACCAAAAAAGCACAAGAGGCTGCTGCAAAACAAAAACAAAATATAGACAAGAAAATTGCGGGTACAACAAATACGCAAAACAACTTAAATACAACTTCAAATGTACCTGCAACCTGTCCTCCACCAGCGGTAATTAGATTTACACCTTCAACAGGGGTTCAAGGTACAATCATTTCATTGACGGGTACAAACTTGAATACTGTTACAGCAATTACTATTAACAATGTAACAACGACGACAGGTATTACAATTAATGATAGAACCACTCTAACAGTTGTTGTACCATTTAGTAACACACCGATATCTCAATCAGATGTAATTATCCTTAGAGCTAAAGAAGGTTTAGGTACAAGTATATTTGAATTTACTTATGACCCTAATCAACCAGAACCAGGAAAAACAACAACAGTACCGGGTATACCACCAAACTCAAATACTCAACCACAACAAACTATTGGACCTGTACTTCAATCAACTACTACAAAATTCCCTAATGGATTTGATAGTAAAATTGAAATTTCTCGTACTTTGGTAGGTATTACAAATAACTATGATATCTATTCAGTTCCTAAGACACAAATCATTTTTACCGTAAAACGAAATGAAATTGGACCAAACAATACTATAGTATCTAAAGAAATATTCAGTGGAAGTATTTCTGAAAATAATTCACCGTATCTAATTGGTGGTGTGTTGACTTATGATTATGATGATTTAGACTATTTTGCGGACAGTTTTAATGCGTACACCACAACATCAGGTGACGAAATTTATTTCAAAATTACTGTTACTGCAACTAAAATTCTTACTACAACACCACTTACGATTAAAGACGCAACACAAACGTTTAATGCTAAAATCAAAATTAACTAATAAACTGTATATTTATATAAAAAGATTTTTATGAACTTAAAAGCAACTTTAGACAACTATCTTGGAAAATCTGTTAGATTTTCAGAAGAAGATAACGGAGACGGTACTAAACAAGTATGTGATTTAGATACTGGTGATTGTTATACTGTTAGAGAAAGAGACGGTCTTATTGAAAGAGCTGGTCACCAAACTACAGCCAACAGAAAAGTTAGAGTAGAAACTTCAAGAGGAATAAAACAATTATTAAACGGTTAATACAATGAGTATAGACAAAAAAATATTGAGTGAAATACAAAGATACAGAAGTATCAATAACTATATTATGGAACAGGCGGCAGAACCAGCACCTGATGATTTGGCGGCGTTAGCTCCTGAAGCAGGAGCGGCACCCCCACCTCCACCAGCAGACGCAACTGCAACACCTCCAGCAGCACCTGGCGGAGCACCGACACCAATTGATGTTGAGAATGACCCTGACGTTGAAAAAATTGATGACAAGGGTGAATCTGAAGAAAAGAAAGATGGTGAAACTGGTACAGACGAATTGGATGTTACAGAATTAGTTGATTCACAGAAAAATATTGAAAAGAAACAAGATGATTATTTTGAAAACTTGTTTGGTCAATTAACAAAATTAGAATCAAGATTAGGTGAGATGGATGCAATTATGAACAAACTTAATGCTCTTGAAAACAAAATCGAAAAATACAGAGAAAAAACTCCACAAGAAAAATTAGAATTGAGAAGTTACGACTCATACCCATTCAATCAAAAACTTTCACAATTTTTTGACGATAAGAAAGAAGATATGGAAAAAACAGGAAAAAATGATTATGTTTTAACTCCTGATGACGTGACTGACATCAATGTAAGTGATATCAAGGATTCGTTTCAAGGTAACGGATTCAAAGATGATTTCCAATACAAATAACATTACTAAATATGTAAGGAAGGTCACCCAAAAGGTGACCTTTTTTATTTGACATGTCGGATAATTAGACTATATTTGTAACATAATTTAACACTTAAAACCTAAAAAACATGATGAGTTCATTAGACGCCGTATTGGCACAGTACGAAAAAGCACAACAAGGGGGCGGGGCCCAAAGTAAGATGTCGCAAGACGAAAGAATGAAAAAGTATTTCGCTTTAATCCTTAGTGATAAAGAGAAATCAGGACAACGTAGAGTACGTATCCTCCCAACACAAGATGGAAGTTCACCATTCAAAGAAGCTTGGTATCACGAAATCCAAGTAGGTGGACAATGGCAAAAATTCTATGACCCAGGAAAGAATGACAACGAACGTTCTCCATTAAACGAAGTTTATGAGGAGTTGATGTCTACAGGTAAAGAGTCAGACAAAGAATTGGCTAAACAATACAAATCTCGTAAATTCTATATCGTAAAAGTTATAGACAGAGACCACGAAGAAGATGGTCCAAAGTTTTGGAGATTCAAACACAATTATAAGAATGATGGTATTTTGGACAAAATCATTCCAATTTGGAGAAACAAAGGTGATATCACTGACCCTGAAAAAGGACGTGACCTTATCATCGAGTTGACAAAATCTAAAACACCTGCGGGTAAAGAATACACAAGTGTATCAACAATTATGTATGATGACCCAACTGCGGTTCACGAAGAAAAAGAACAAGCAAACGCTTGGATTAACGATGAGTTGACATGGTTAGATGTATATTCTAAAAAACCTGTTGAATATCTTGAAGCTATTGCTCGTGGAGAAACTCCAAAGTGGGATAGTGAAAAAGGTGGTTACGTTTACGGTAACGATATGGAATCAACTACATCTATGGGTGGAAGTAAGAAAGCTGATAAAGCACCAATCGTTGACCCACAAGCTAACGACGACGTAGATTCAGAATTACCATTCTAATTACAACAAGCATGGGTACTTGAATAAGGTATCCATGTTTCTTATTTTTAACAAAACAAAATTATGGCAATCAAAAAAAACGACTTTAGTGCGGTAAAGAAAAAGTTCTCTACCTCGGCTAAATACAAACCACAAAGATTCTTTGACTTAGGACAAGACTTCTTGGACGCGGTTGGACTACCAGGTCCTGCTATTGGTCACTTGAATATGTTCTTGGGTCACTCAGATACAGGTAAAACAACAGCACTTGTTAAGACCGCTGTTGATGCACAGAAGAAAGGTATTCTTCCTGTGTTCATTATCACAGAACAAAAATGGTCTTTTGAACATGCGAAACTTATGGGTTTTGAATGTGAGGAGGTTATTGACGAAGCAACAGGAGAAGTTGATTGGGATGGTTTCTACATCTTCAATAATGACTTTGACTATATTGAGCAAATCACGGACTACATCAATAGTTTGTTGGATGCACAAGAGAAAGGTGAGTTGGATTATAGTTTATTGTTCTTATGGGATTCTGTTGGTTCAGTTCCTTGTAAGATGACTTACGAAGGTAAGGGTGGTAAACAACACAACGCATCTACATTAGCAGACAAGATTGGTATGGGTATCAACCAACGTATTTCAGGTTCTCGTAAAGCGGATTCAAAATACGAAAACACATTGGTTATTGTAAACCAACCTTGGGTTGAGTTACCTGACAATCCATTCGGTCAACCAAAAATTAAAGCAAAAGGTGGTGAAGCCATTTGGTTAAACTCATCTTTGGTGTTCTTATTTGGTAACCAAAAAGGTGCGGGAACAAACAAGATTACTGCAACAAAAGACAAGAGAAGTGTTAAGTTTGCAATTAGAACAAAAGTTTCTGTTATGAAAAACCACATCAATGGATTGGGTTATGAAGACGGAAAGATTATTGTAACACCGCACGGGTTCTTGGCAGGAAAAGAAGCATCGGAAGAGAAAGCGTCTATTGAAAACTACAAGAAGGAATATGCTGACTATTGGAAAGATATTCTTGGAGTTACCTCTTTGGACTTTGACTTAAAAGAAGAAAAAGAAGATTGATATTTGTTTCACCCATTAAATCACAATTGTGATTAAAACATTACTAGTAGACGGAAATAATTTATTTAAGATAGGATTCCACGGAGCCAAAGACGTGTTCAGCGACGGAGCTCATGTGGGTGGGGTATATCACTTTGTGAATATACTCCGCAAATTCCTTGAAGAACACAACCATGATAAAGTTGTTGTGTTTTGGGATGGTGATTCAAATTCATCCATTAGAAAAGGTCTATACCCCCAATATAAAGCAAACAGAAGACAAGACATGAATGAGTACAAGTACGAGTCGTATTTGTATCAACAAGCTCGTGTTAAACAATACCTTGAGGAAATCTTTGTCCGTCAGGTTGAGATGACTAACAACGAGGCTGATGACTTGATTGCATATTATTGTAAGATTGCTGTTGATGAGAAAATCATCATCTTTTCAGCGGACAAGGACCTTACCCAACTTATTTCCGAGAACGTAACCATCTATTCTCCCATTACAAAACAATACTTTAAGAACGGTGATAACATCATCATCAACAAGGTGGCAATCCCACACTATAACGTAATGTTAACAAAAGTATTCACGGGGGATAAATCAGATAATATTGACGGTATTGAAGGACTTGGTGAGAAAACTTTGTTGAAGTATTTCCCCCA